CCGGATATGCGGATCGCCCAGGAAGAGGTGTTCGGCCCCGTGCTGACGGTCATTCCCTTCCGCGACGACGACGAGGCGCTGGCCATCGCCAACGGCACCCGCTACGGCCTGGCGGCCGGGGTGTGGACCAGCGACATGCGGCGGGCCTTCGAGATGACCAACCGGCTTCAGGCCGGCACGGTGTGGGTCAACACCTATCGCATGATCAGCGTTATGTCGCCCTTCGGCGGCTACAAGCACAGCGGCGTCGGTCGTGAGAACGGCATGGAGGCGATCAAGCGCTTCCAGCAGACCAAAACGGTGTGGATGAACTACGCCGCGCCGATTCCGCGTAGCGTCAACAACCGCTTGTGATCAAGGCAACCCGCCGAAAGACGGCGAACATCGGTCGGCGGGCCCGCTCGGCGGGCCGCCGCCAGCAACCGTAAAGGAAAGCCGCCATCGCCATCACGGGATCGAAATCCGAACTCCTGCGAACCTATGGGGAGGTGACCGGTTTGGCACAGGGGAGGGAGGTCACGGATCGGGCTGAAAGCTAGGCGGTGCCTGGGGTTGACGCCGATTGGCGGCAAAAAGGCGGTTTGGCACAGATCGAGCGAAAATGGGCTAGATCGGCGCGCGAATTGGCACAGCCTGGGCGTCAAGCGGAGAGGTTCGGGCCGGGAAGTTTGTGGGCTCCGATATCGAACCACTGGGCAAAGAGCCGCTGGAAAAATCCGACAGGCGGCGGAAGCTGCTCTTTCGAATAGTCCATCGAGCGCATCTGCTCGCGATAGCACAAGGCGTCCAGCACTCGTAGTATCGGCGGCTCTTCCATCTCGATATCGAGCCTGTCTTGCGTGAACGAGGCGAGATCCTCGGCCGACGGCGACTGTTTGGCCAGTATCTTCTTCTCCAGCACAATGAAGCGGCGTGCCAGGTCGGAATGCAGGCGTGCTTGCTTCGCGGTGCCGATGACAAGGTCGAACGCCGCGACGAGCGATATGACGGCCGCCGCCACAGCGGCCCATTGTTGGCCCAAGTCGGCCAGCAAGGCCATCACGGTGGCCGAGCCGAAAACGACCCCGATCCAGCTGTTGAAGATGCTGAGCCGGTCATAGAACGCGCGGCGCCGGTTGTGGTAGCGCACCGACCGACGCACGTCGAAGAGCAGGCCGTGACGCTCGGCAATCAAGGAATTATCGGCCATCGTTGTCCTTTTTCGGCGGCGGTGGCGGGCTGAAGGTGTTGGTCACGTCAAATGCACCATTGCGATCGGGTTTTTCAACAAAGTCAATACTCTCCCGGAATGGCCGCTCTTTGTTTGTGGCGATTTCAGTCTTGCCCCGGCTCTTCTTGTCTTCAGACATGGTTACCATTGACCTTTCAAAATTAAAACGCTTTTACAGACGCGCGAATTGGCACATTGAGGGCGAAACGGATTTGGGGGAAAGCTGGCGCGTCGAGGCCGGCCGAACTCCGAACGTGGCAATAGCTTAGGTTTTCGCTTCGGAGTTCTGGAAATCCAAGTAAGAACAACAACATCGCCAGTCCGCCTGCCGAGTAGAGGCTTCCGCGAACTCCGAAGCGAACAAGGATGGTGAGCCTATGCGGTCGCGCTTTACAGCGAGGCGATCTCGCGGCGCAGCAGGGCAACGCGGGCGGTATCTCCGCGACGCTCGGCAGCCGCCAACGCCATTGCTAGGTTGGTGAGCGCGCCGTCGGTCGCCTGGTCGACGACGATCGGAGCGACGCCGGCCGATCTTTGTTGCCGTCGCAGTTCGGAGAGAACCGCGGCGAGGCCGAAGAAGAGCAAGCCCCAAAACGCTCCACCAATTATGGTGGCGCCAGCAAGAGCAGCCGCGAAGGCGCGCGGCAGCTTGCCTGAAAAATACGGCCGACCGAAGAGGTCGGCGTGCGATCTCGCTGCGATCTCCGAAATTCCCTCGACGTTGGCGGCGACAACAAGCGCTGCCGTGAGGCCGAGCACGATGGATAACAACCCAGCCGTCCGGAGCAATCCTACCATGGCCGCCTTCCATCATTCATCGCATCATCCCGCCGCGCCAAATAAGTTTTCCGAGGGATCACCAACCGAACACATAGTTGTATACGGTCTCAAGCTCGTCGTCGCTCAAATCCTTCAGCGAACTGCAACCAAAACGTTCCTCCGCATAGCGCCGAAATCGTAGTTCACCATCAGGATACTCTCCGGCTCTGGCGTGTATCGCCCTGTACCTGTCCTTTCGCCATGTCGCACTACTTCTTCTGGCGCCTGGCATTCTGTTGATGATGCCGATCTGGCGGCGCAGCCATTTCATCGCCTTTTCGAAATGCTCCTGATGGATTTCGTGGTAGCTGTTCACGCTCATGTACCTATTGAAGGCTTTCCGCAGCGCGGCAATTTCCACGCGCGAACGCCGCACTGCGTTGCGCTTGCCGGCCCAATCTTCAATTGTTTTGTTGATCGCCCCCTTTTGCTCTGCCGTTAGAACGCCGTCACCAGTCTTGACGATGACCGTTCTCGTTATAACCGGAGGCGCAGAGAAGTTGTTAATGATGTTATTATCACCGGCAACTATGTTTCTGTTCCCACGTACTGAAACGGTTGTATCTGCCGCCTTCTTTCTTCGCGGTATTTTTGGTGTCGCACTGCTGAACAGATCCACCACCTTCTTTTCGATTTCTTTACGTCGATTTTTGCGGCTCTCTTCCATTGCTTTCCCCATTTTCTTCGTTATCCCGCCAACCTGATTAATCGAAGAACTGTCGTCGGCGCGGGACGACGGGCATCTCCTTCCTGATCAGCATGCAGTTCGTAGAGCGCAGCAATCAGCTGCGCTTTCTTGGCTGCGGGGAGCCGGCGCTTGGCCTGGTCGAGAACGTCTTCGACCACCGCGATGATGGCCTCAAGCATTTGCTCATCGAGCGCCGATGGCGTCGCGCCCTGGTTGGAGCGCATCGCGCCGTCGCCGGTTAGCAGCCAGTTCAGATCAACCCCGAACCGCTCCCGAAGACGGGCAAGCACGTCGCCACCTGGGATAATCTTGCCGCGCTCATATTTGCCAACGGTGTCTTTAGCGACGCCCAATTGTTCTCCAAAATCATCCTGCGAGATTCTGCCACGGATCTGTTTGAGGCGGTCGCCAATCGTTTCAGCGAACTCACCCATCGCTGAAACGCCGTACAGATCGCCACTGGATTGTTTCAGCGACTGCCAGTCGATTGATTTTGATGGAAAAAATTGGAAAACAGCACAGTGCGTCGCTGAAACGCAGCTGAACCGTTCTTTTGGTCTCTTTTCTTTGTTGATGTGACGCCCAAAAGGGCGTTATAACTTTTGGCATCGGTTACGTTCGTTCGGGGTAACGCCCAACAAAAACCGGCCTGGCAGGGCCGGTTTCGACGAGGAGCCAACGTGCGCAAGAGAAAGACCAGGTGGCATCCCGAGGAGATCAAATGCGCGGTGCGCATGAAGGGCGCCACGCTGACCGACCTCGCTTTGTCCAACGGTCTTCCCGAGGCGGCCTGCCGGCTGGCGCTGATCCGGTCACACCGGGCGGCGGAAGCGGTGATCGCCCGCTTCCTGGGCGTTTCCGCCCGTACCCTGTGGCCCGACCGCTACGACGCCGACGGCCGCCGCAAACACGTTCGTTCGGGTCGGGATGATAAGCCGGTTGGCACCCCCGGTCACCGTCAAAAAGCAGGAGGGCGTTAGACATGGCAAAGGTCGAGTGGGAAGACCTGTGGCAGAGCGCCCATGCCCGCGCCTTCAGTGTCGCGTCAAAGGTGCCAGCGGAGGCGCTTCGCCGAGTTCAAGGGCGGATCGATCTTCTGGTTTCCACGGGAGCTTCATTCCGTGAAGCCAAGACAGCATTGCAGCCGGAAGCCGAGCGTCTGGCGGGAGGCGGCCAATGACCCGCCCAAAGGCCGAGTGTCAAGGGCTGCGGCATGCCACCCGTGTCCGCGGTTCAGAAGAAGTCGTCCAGGTCGGCGGTTCGCCGGCGACTGCCAGTCCTGACGTGAGCCTTGACGCTGTTCGGTACCTTGATCTGGCCGCCGCAACGCGGGCACTTGAACAGGTCGAAGCCGAACTCTCGCGCTGCGAACTGAAGGACAGACTTCGCCCCCTGGTCGAAGCAGGGCTGGCAATACCAGGGCCCGTCCTTGAGCGCCTCGGCGTGGCCATCGAGAACGTATACAAAGGCACCCGCTCCTACGCGCTGAAGCGTTGCCTGCTGCCGATCCGCAAGCTGCTGCTTAAGAGAGAGATTCTCTTCTTTAAGTTCACCATTCTCCAGCTTCAGCGCGAACGCGAGATCCTTCAGCGCCGGCAACTCCTCCTTCAGCTGCGCGAGCGCTTGTTCCGCCGCTGCGAGTTCCTGCGACTTGTCGGCGGGGAGGAGGCGCCGCACGGCGCCGAGCGCTTCAGTGACGCTCTTGACGGCCTTGCCGGCGGCATCGAAGCCGGCAAGGGCACCGATGAAGTCCATTCTATTTCCCCTCTCGGTTTGGTTGCGCTTCCGAGCGTAGGGGAAACGCGCTCGGCCGTCACGCCCCCCGGCGGCCGGGCGTCCGCCGCCGCGTCCGCGTGCCTTCCCCGCGCGGACGCGGCGGCTTCGGCTCCTCCCAGCAAACTGGGCCGGGCGGCGAGTGGCCGCCGTCCGGCCGATCTTTCGCGGAGGCCGTGATGGCCCGGCGCCGGCATCGCGACAACGCGACCCCCGATTTGTTCGAGGATCTGTATCCGGTGCGGCGGCCGTCCAACAAGCGCGCGGCGGATTTCGACACGACGTTGAGGCACGCCGTCAGCGACGCCCTGGCCGAGGCCAAGGTCAAGCTGGGCAAGACGCGGGCGCGGGTGGCGGCCGAGATGGGCGAATGGCTGGGCAATTCCCGCTTCAGCGAGGCCATGCTCAACCAATACGCCGCCGAGTCCAACGAGACCCACAACATCAACGTCAAGACCCTGGTGGCGCTGATGGAGGCGACCGACTGCAACTGGCTGCTCGACGTGCCGGCCGAGTGGCGCGGCTGTGTGGTGCTGGAGGGCGAGGAAGCGCGGCTGGCCGAGCTGGGGCGCGTGCGCCGCCAGAAGGCCGAGCTCGACAAGCGCGAGAAGGCGCTGATGGCGGCGCCGATCCGCCTGTCGCGGGGGCGGTCATGAAGGACGCCTACACCGCCGCCGAACTCGCCGCCATGGCTCTGCCTGGACTGCCGGGATCGCCGCAGGGGTTCAACAAGTTTGCGGCGCGTGAAGGATGGGAGCGCCGGAGCCAAGGTTCGTCTCAGGCTTGGGAATACCCGGTGTCCACCCTGCCCGCTCCCGTCCGGCAGGCCATCCTCACCCGTCTCGCCCGCCAGATTGCCCCCGCGGCGACGAACCTCCCCGTCGCGGCAACTCGGCCGCCGGTGCCCGCGCCGGCACCGGCGGCCACATCCGCCGACATCGGCCGGCTCAAGACTTGGCAGCGCCGGCGCATGGACGCGCGCGCCGCCCTGCTGGCGCATGCCGACGCCCTGCTTCTGACCGGCTGCAGCGCGCGCGCCGCCTTACGAACCATCGTCGCACAGGCCGCGGCTGGCCGCCTGCCGGCCGAGCTGGCGCGGCTGATCCCGCTGGCCAACGCCCGGACGGGCGAGGACGGCGGCCGGCTGGTCAGCTTGCGCTCGCTGCAACGCTGGCAGGCCGAACGCGCCCTGGCCGGCGTCGCCGCCCTGGCGCCGAAGGCGGCGCCGGAAGCCGGCATCCCGGCATGGGCCGACACGTTTATGCGGCTCCGCGCCCGGCCGCAGAAGCCGGGCATCGTCGAGGTGCTGGAGGACTACTGGCCCGATGGCGCCGAGAAGCCGAGCTACGACCAGGCGCGGCGGTTCCTCAAGCGTCTCGACGCCATCAGCCGCAACGCCGGCCGCATGGGGCCGCGCGCCCTGCAGCAGCTCAAGGCCTACGTCGCCCGCGACATATCCGAGCTGTGGCCCGGCGCCGTGTTCATCGGCGACGGCCACACCTACAAGCAGGAGGTGGCGCACCCGATTCACGGCCAGCCGTTCCGGCCGGAGGTGACCGCGATCCTCGACGTATACACCCGCAGATGGGTCGGCTGGTCGGCGGCGTTGGCCGAGAACACCTGGTCGGTGGCCGACGCGCTGCGCCACGCGGTGACCACCAGCACCTGCTGCGCGATCCTCTATTACGACCACGGCAGCGGCGCCGAGAACCGCACCTGGGACGACGACGTGGTCGGCCTGGCCGCGCGGCTGCAACTCACCAAGCTACACAGCGCCCCGTGGTCGAGCCAGGCGCGCGGCGTCATCGAGCGCTTCAACGCTTCGGTGCTGCACAAGGCGGCGCGCCGCCGCCCCACTTATATCGGCCAGCGCATGGACGACGAGGCGCGGCGCCACGCCTACAAGGTGACGCGCGCCGAGATCAAGGCGACAGGCACGTCGCGCCTGCTCACCTCGTGGGCCGATTTCATCGCCGACATCGACGCGGCGATGGCCGGCTACAACAACCGGCCCCATTCCACCCTGGCGAAGATCATCGATCCGTCTACGGCCAAGCGCCGGCACATGACGCCGAACGAGGTGTGGCGGAAGGCCATGGACGAGGGCTGGCGGCCGGACCCCATTCCGGCCGAGGAGGCGCGGACCATGTTCCGGCCGGCGCTCCGCCGTACCGTCCACCGCGCCATCGTCGAGCTTTTCGGCAACCAGTACCACGCGCCCGAGTTGGAGGCGCTGCACGACGAAGAGGTGATGGTCGCCTACGACATCCACGACGCCAACAGCGTGATCGTGTCGCTACTCGACGGCCGTTTCGTTTGCGAGGCCGGCTGGAACGCGCACAGGCGCGCCTACCTGCCGGTCTCCTACGCCGAAATGGCCGAACAGAAACGCGTCGCCGGCAAGCTGGCGCGCCTGGAAAATCACCGTCAGACCGCCCTGGCCGAACTCGGCCCGCAACTGGTCATCGACCATCAGCCGGCGCCTAGCATGACGCTGTCGGCGGCCGCCCGCGCCGAGGCCGAGGCGGCGTTCGCCCGACTCGCCGCCCAGCCGGAGATCCTGCCGCCGCTGGCGGCCGCGGCGGCCCAGATGTCCGCCGGCCGGCCGATGTTCCGGTCGGACGAGGACTACGTGCGCTGGTGCCTGGGCCATCCCGACCAGGTGGACGCCGACGAGGCGGCGAATCTGCGCAAGCTCATCCGCAGCCCAAGCGCCCGCCAGTTGCTGGGTTTCGCCGGCATCGACCTGTCGGCGCTCGACGCTCTCATCAAGACCAAGGGGGTAAAGGTCGCATGAAAAGAACATTCGTCCGCACTGAAAACGCCATGAAGTTCCTGGCCGGGGTCACCGCGCTGGAGAAGCGCGGCGCCGGCGAGGCCTGCCTGATGGTGGTCGACGGCGAGCCAGGTTTGGGTAAGTCGACCATGGCCCAGTGGTGGGCCGTGCAGCACGGCGCCAAGTTCCTGCGCGCCAAGCAGCGTTGGACCCCGCCATGGGTGCTGCGCGAGCTGCTGGCCGAGTTCCCCGGCGTGCAGCCCGAACACAGCTTCGAGCGCATGTTCCGCCAGGCGATCGAGCAGTTGGGCAACGCCGCGGCCGAGGCCGAGCGCGAGGGCCGGCCGTTCGCGGTGGTGATCGACGAGGTCGACCATATTTCTGGTTCGCGGACCATCCTGGAGACCCTGCGCGACCTGTCCGACATGCTGGAGGTGCCCTTCATCCTGGTGGGCATGGGCAGGGTGCGCCACAACCTCACCCGCTTTCCGCAGGTGGCCAGCCGCGTCGGCCAGGTGGTGCAGTTCGAGCGCTCGTCCCTCGACGATGTTCGCGCCCTGATTGAAGGGCTGTGCGACGTGCCGGTCGCGGCCGACCTGGTCGAGTACGTGCACCGGGTGTCCGAAGGCCGCTTCCGCGAGGTCAAGGAGGCGATCGCCGCCATCGAGCGGGTGGGCGGGCGAAACAAGGGCGCGGTCATGGACGTGGCGGCGATGGCCGGCGAGGTGCTCCTCAATTGCCGCCGTTCCGGCAAGCCGATCGTGGCGAGGGCGGCGTGATGGCCTCCGCCGCCGACCTGCTGGCGGTGCTGGTGCCGGGCGAGTGCCTCGCGGTCGACCGCGTGGCCGCCGCCGCCGGCGTCGACAACCACCGCGCCGTCAAGCTGATGGCCACCCTGATCGGTCGCGGCTACGCCGAGCGGGCGGAAGTCGGCTGCTACCGGCTGACGCCGGCCGGCGCCGCAGCCAAGACCGCGGGCGTTAGAATCGTCTCCGGCCCGCGCGGCCCGCTAACGCAAAGCCGCCCGCGGCGGCCGCGGCGCACCACGCTGGCCGACCTCGTTTGGCGAGCCTTGCGCATCCGCGGCAAGGCGACCCTGCCGGATCTGATGGAACTGGCCGGGCGCGAGGGCACCACCGCCCGTAATGCCGCCGCCTGCTATTTGAGGCGGCTGGAAGCCGCCGGCTACGTGCGCCGCCTGCCCCGCAAGGAGACCGGCACGGCGCTCACCAGTCCGGGCTACACGCGCTGGCAGTTGCTGCGCGACACCGGCCCGGCCGCGCCGGTTTGGGCGAAGGGGCGGATGGTCGACCGCAACGGGGGCGACCGATGAACGCCGACGCCGATTGGTTGGCCTTGCTGCGCGCCGAAGCGGCGGCGTCGTCGAACGCGGCCGTCGCCCGGCGGATCGGCATTTCGCGGACCGCCGTCAGCCTGGCCCTGGCCGGACGCTATCCAGCCGACACCGGCAAGCTGTCGCGGCGCGTGCTGCAGGCGCTGGCCGGGCGGGTCGCCTGCCCCGGCCTGGACGAGGAGATCGCCGCCGAAACCTGCCGCGACTGGGCCGCCAAGCCCTTCGCCGCCACCAGTTCGCACCGCGTCCGCATGTATCGGGCCTGTCAAAGCTGCCCGCGCAATCCCGGAGGGAACCCCCATGCTGAGTGAGAACATCGCCGCCCTGGCCGACCACCTGCGCCGCTACGCCGACAGCGGCGTCGAGATGGACGCCGTGGCCGTCACCTCGATCGTCGCCATCCTGGACGCCTGCGCCGAGGACGCGGCGGCGCTGGAGCGCGCCGTCGCGCCGCCCACAGCGCGCCTGACCGGGCATGATTTGCCGGCCAACGTCGTGGCCATCGCCACCCGGCTGCACCGGCAGGGCGTGACGGTGGGGATGCCGTCCCCCGCCGGCGGCGGAGGCGCGGCGTGAGCGCCGGCCTCCCGGACACGCCGCCGGTGGTGGCGGTCGATCTCGACCACGCCGTCGGCCTGGCCGAGGCGGTGTGGGACGGCCGGCCGGTCCACGGCATGGGCGTGGGCACGCAGATGCTCACCCTGGCCGCCGCCGTGCTGGCCCTGGCCCAGGCGGCGGCGCCGCCGGACCAAGGGATGGCGCGGGACGCGCCGGAGGGCGGGCGATGAGCGCGATCCTGACCATCGGCGCCATCCGCCACCGCGTGGCCGTGGCCTACGGCGTCGATCCGCACCTGCTGACCTCGTCCCGGCGCACCCGCGCGCTGGTGCGGCCGCGGCAGGTGGCGATGTGGCTGGCCGCCCGGCTGCTGCCGGCATCGCCGCAGCAGATCAGCCGCGCCTTCGGCGCCGGCGGCCCCGCGGGGGTGCTGCACGCTTTGGCGAGGGTCGAGGCGCTGCGCGCCGATGCCGGGTTTCGCGGGTTCGTCGACGGCCTGGAGGCGGCGCTCGCGCCGGCGGCGCCATGAGCAAGGGCTACATGTACGCCCACATTCCCGGCGGCGGCCCGGCCGGCGCCACCTGCGGCGGCTGCAACCACCTTGCCCGCAAGACGTGGCAGCACCAGCGGCTGACTCGCGCCATCGCCTGGTGCCGCAAGGCTGCCGACTTGGCCGGCGTAAAGTCCGGCCGCGCCCTCGCCCCGACCACGCCCGCCTGCAAGTACTGGGAGGCCCGGCCATGCGCCTGATCCGCCTGCTTCTCGCCCGGCTGCTGGCCGAGCGCCCCGCCCACCCCATCCCGCATGTCGAGCGCCTGGCGCTCGGCGGATCGATCAAACCCCGTTGATAAGGATCTTCGAAGATGTCTCAAAGCCCCGTTGAAACCCCTCTCGCCATCCCGGCCGGCTACATGCGGGACGCCAAGGGCCGGCTGGTGCCCGATGCCCTGGTGCGCCCCGAGGACAAGCTGGAAGACCAGATGGTCCGCAAGATCCTGGTCTACGCCGACGAGCTGTCCGCCCAGATCGCCCGCTTCAAGGGCCACACCTTCGACGACGTCGGCGCGTACCTCGCGCTGCTGGCCGAGAAGTACGGCGCCGGCCGCGGGGGGAGCAAGGGCAACATGACCTTCACCAGCTACGACGGCACCTGCAAGGTTCAGGTCCAGGTCGCCGACACCATCGTCTTCGGCCCCGGCCTTCAGGTAGCCCGGCAGTTGATCGACGAGTGCATCGCCGAATGGGCCGAGGGCAGCCGCGCCGAGATTCGCGCCCTGGTCGAACACGCCTTTAGGACCGACAAGGAGGGCCTGGTCAACCGCGAGGCCATCTTCGCCCTGCGCCGCATCGACATCGCCGACGGCCGCTGGCGGACCGCCATGGCGGCGATCACCGATTCGATCCGCGTCGCCGGCTCGAAAACCTACGTCCGCTTCTATCGGCGGCCCGACCCGCAGGGCAAGTGGGAGCCGGTGACCATCGACCTGGCCGCGGCGTGAGGGAGGGAGCGATGGGCAAGACGATCTACGCCTTCTGCTGGGCCGGCGGCCAAATCGAATTCGGGCGGCGCATCCCGGATGGCGCCCTGCCGATCATGCGCGGTGCCGAGAGCATCGTCCGGGAAACCATGAGCGTAGCGGCCCGCCACGCCTATGACGGGGTCACGCTGCTGGTGCCGGGCGTGCCCGAGGCTCCGAACCAGATGGCCGCGGTGGACGCCTTGATTCGCTTTCGGAAGTGGCTGCACGACCGCACCCGCAGCGAGGGGGGCCAGCAAATGAGCAAGCAGGGAGAGCCGTCATGACCGCGAAGGAGGCCGCCGCCTACGAGCGGTATCAGGAAGCCCGGCGGAAGCATGTCGAGGCGGAGCTGAAGCACCTGAAGGCCGCGAAGGCGGAGCGCCTTGCAGATGCGGCCAGCCAGGCCGCCAGGGCGGCCGAACAGGCGGCATACGAGGTCTATCGCGAGGCCTGCGAGCGGGAACCGGCGGCGGTCGAGGGAGGCGCATGATGACCGTCCCGCCCCCCTACATCGAGCGCCTCGGCAGCCTGAGCGCACCTAGGAGCTAGGCGAAACACCCCGGCCGCGCGCCGGGGTGTCGGCGAGGGACTGGCCGCCCCGCCCTGACGAGCCGGGCCAGGAGACGCATCATGAGCAAGATCGTGCTGGGGGAACACAAGGATCGCCCCGTCGAGGTGGACCTGGGCGCCCTGATCCACGGGCGGCTGCTGCTACAGGGGATATCGGGAGCCGGAAAATCCTGGGCGCTGCGGCGCCTGCTGGAGCAGTCCTGGGGGAAGGTGCAGCAGATCGTCCTCGACATCGAGGGCGAGTACGCCTCTCTGGCGGACGTTTTCGGGCATCTGGTGGTCGAGGCCGGCGAGGTCCGCCGCGTCGGCGCCCACCGGCTGGCCGGCGCCGTGCGACAGCATCGCATATCGGTCATCGTCGACCTGTCCGAGGCCGAGCGGGCCGAGCAGGTGGCGCTGGCCACCGACTTCGCGCGCGGCCTGCTGGCCGCCCCCGAAGAGCACTGGACCACCGCCCTGGTGGCCATCGATGAGGCGCACCACCTGGCGCCGCTCGGCGCCGCCGCCGGCATCGACGACGAGGCGCGCAAGCAGGCGGTGGCGGCACTCACCGACTTGATGGCGCGCGGCCGCAAGCGCGGGCTGATCGGCGTGATCGCTACGCAACGTCTGGCCAAGATCGCCAAGTCGGTGGTGTCCGAGGCGGCGAATTTGATCATCGGCAAGAACACCCTGGACCTGGACATGGGCCGCGCCGCCGACATGATGGGCATCCGCCGGCGCGACGCCGACCGTGTGCTGCGTGCGCTGAAGCCGGGGTGGTTCGTGGCGGTGGGGCCGGCGATCTCCGCGTCGGCCATCACGGTGAAGATCGGCGATGTCGAATCCGATCATCGCGGCCAGACGCCGGCGCTGTCCAAGCCGCCCATACTCGGCGCCGATCAGGCGATGGACATCCTGGCCGCCATTCCCGATGCGCCGGCCGAGCCGCGCGCGGCCGGCGGCCGCCCCGGCGCCTGGACCGACGGTGAGATTGGAATCCTGGTCGAGGGCTGGGAGGGCGGCCGGCCCCGCGCCGAGGTGGCGGCGGAACTCGGTCGCACGCTGACCTCCTGCTATCAGAAGGCGAGCCAGATGGGAATCAAAGGCCTGGCGCCGGCCAAGCAGAACGCCTGGACGGACGAGGAGCTGCGAATCCTGACGGAAGGCTACGAGGCCGGGCTGACCCGCCAGGCCATCGCCGCCCGGCTACCCGGCCGTACCCTCAGCGCGCTCGGCTACAAGGCCGGCGAGCTGGGGCTGTTCAAGGCGGCCCGCCCGTGGACCGACGCCGAGAAGGCCGAGCTGCGGCGCCTCATCGAGGAAGAGGGCGTCACGCCGAACGAGGCGGCGGCGGCGCTCGACCGGCCGCGCGGCGGCATCAACAGCATGATGTGCACCCTGCGCATCCATGTCCGGAAGCCGTGGCGCGAGGAGGAATACGAGCTGCTGCGTATCCGCCACGCCGAAGGGATGCGAATGATCGACGTCGCCCGCGAGCTGGACCGGCCCTACGCAAACGTCGCCAAGATCGCCCAGAAGATGGGGCTGTCCTTCGCGGCGGCGACCCAGCAGGCGCGCCAGCCGCGCGCGAACCGCCTGGTCCGGGTCTCCTGCGAGCAACTGCTGGAGCTGGTCAAGGAGCACCACCAGGTCGCCAGCACCCCGAAGGGATGGATCGTCGACGGCTACAGCTACAGACTGGCTCAGCTGGTGGCGCTGGTGAACCGGCGCCGCACCGCCGCCGGCGAGGCGCCGGTGACCCTGGCGGAGGTCGCCTGACGTGGCCGCGATCGACCTCCTCGCCATGCACGCCGACCTCACCCGCCTGATGCGGGCGGCGCCGCGCTCGTCGGCCGTCGCCGCCCGCGCCCGGGCGGTGCGCGCCGTGGTGGCGCGCCTGGCGCTGGCCCATGCCGGCGACCTGTCGGCCGGCGCCGACCCGCTGGCGGCGGTGCGCCGGGTGGTGGCGCTGGCCGCCGAGGCCACCGGCGACTGGCCGGCGGTGATCGCCGCCGTCAACCAGGCGTCGATGCGGAGGGAGGCATGACCGCCGCCCGCAAGCCGACCGATCCTCGCCGCCAGCGGCTGCTGGCAAAGATCCACGTCGCCAAGAAGGAGCTGGCCATCCCCGAGGACGCCTACCGCGCCATGATCGCCCGCCACGGCAAGGGCAAGGACTCGGCCGGGGGGATGACCGTCGGCCAGTTGATCGCGGTGGTCGAGGAGTTGAAGGCCAAGGGCTGGAAGGACGCCAGGAGGCCGCCGAAGCGGGCCGCCGCCGCCCGGAAGCTGGCCGACGGCGAGCAGGCGGCCAAGCTGCGCGCCCTGTGGATCGCCTGCTGGAACCTGGGCGCCGTCAAGGATCCGTCCGAGGCGGCGCTGGGCGCCTACGTCAAGCGCATGTGCAAGGTCGACGCCATGCAATGGGCCGAAGCCGCCGCCCTGCGCCGCGCCATCGAGGGCGCCAAGGCGATCGCCGCCCGCGCCGGCGTCGACTGGACCGACCACGCCGATCCGCGCCGCTGCGTCATCCGCGCCCAGGCGCGGCGGCTGGGCCTGCCGCCGCGCGAGGTTGGACTGATCGGCTGGCGCCTCGGGCTGCCGGCCTTCGACTCCTTCTATCAGCCCGAACACTGGGACCGTCTCGCCAACATCCTGGGCGAGCGCATCCGCGAGGCGGCCGGTGGCTGACCTGCCGCCGCTGCCGGGCACGCTGGCGCCGGCCGCCGAGCTGGTCGGCGTCGAGGCGGTGTTGCGCCTGGTCGCGTTGTGCGGCGGCACCCGCCAGCGTATCCCGGCCCATCCCGAGCGGTCCGGCGGCCGCCTGGTCGAGGCGCTGGGGCCTGAGGCGGCGCGCCGCCTGCTGGTCCGCTACGCCGCCGGCGAGCATCTCGACGTGCCGCTGATGAGCGCCTGGCTGGCCGAGCTGCGGCGCCGCCGCGTGGTCGAGCTGCGCGACCAGGGCCGCACCGTCTCCGCCATCGCCCGCACGCTGGGCTTGACCGAGCGCGGCGTCTACAAGATCCTTGCCCGCGACACCCTGGCCGTCGATCCCGCGCAACTCGACCTGTTCGTCGCCTGAACCCGTTCAGGTCTGACTGCTCCACCCCCTCCGATCCACACTGCCGCCATCCGCAACCCCTCCGGATGGTGGTCGTCCCGTGTCCGATCTCGCTTTTGACGCCGCGCTGGCCGTGGTCCTCGAACATGAGGGCGGGCTGGTCGACAATCCCCGCGACCCCGGCGGGGTCACCAAATGGGGTGTTTCCCTCCGCACCCTGCGTGCCTTGGGCGACGCCGATTTCGACCTCGACGGCGACGGCGACCTCGATGCCGACGACGTGCGCGGCCTGACCCGCGCCGACGCCGGCGCCTTCTACCGCAAGCATTTCTGGGACCGCCACCGCTACGGCGATCTCGGTGATCTTTATGTGGCCGGCAAGACCTTCGACCTCGCCGTCAACATGGGGCCGGGAGCGGCGCATCTGTGCCTGCAGCGCGCCCTCCGCGCCGTGTGGTTTCCGGTGGTCGAGGACGGCGTGCTCGGCCCCAAGACCCGCGTCGCCGCCGATGCCGCCAATGGCCGGCTGCTGCTGCCCGCCCTCAAATCCGAGGCGGCCGGCTATTACCGCCTGCTTGTCGCCCTCAAGCCGGAACGCCGCGAATGGCTGCACGGCTGGCTCAACCGCGCCTATGCGTAACGGAGCGCCCATGTTCGATCTCGCCAAACCCTGGTATCTCAGCCGCACCATCGTCGCCATCCTGGTCAGCGCCCTGGCCAAGGGCCTCGCCATCTGGGGCTACGCCCTCACGCCGGACCTGCGGGGCGACCTCGTCACCCTGATCCTCGCCTTGGTCGGCTGCGCCGGCGACGCCCTCGCCATCTTCGGCCGCGTCAAGGCGACCAAGGCGATCGGCCGCCAGCCCGGCGACGGTGATCCGCCGCTCGGCATCGGCGCCGCCGTGGCCGTGCTGTTCGTGGTCTTCGCCCTGGCCGGGCCACTCGCCGCCTGCGCCACCTACACCGCCGAGACGCCGCAGCAGCAGGCCTACGCCCTGGAGGCCGACTATCAGGCGGCGCAGCGGGCGGCCCTGGCCTACGTCTCCGGCCCGGCCGCCGACCCGGCGATCGCCGGCCGTGTGGTCGAGGCCGAGGCCGCCGTCTACGCCACCGTCGCCGCCGTGCGCGCCGAGGCCGAGGCCTTGCGCCGGGCGCCCCCGGATTCGCCCGAGGCGGCGCGCCGCCGCTTGGGGCTGGCCGCCGCCCTGGCCGCCGCCCGCGAGGGTTTGGCGACGCTCACCCGCCATCTGGAGCCCACGCCATGAACGCCACCCTCGCCATCAAGCTGGTCGACCTCGGTCTCGCCGTCGCCGCCGGCGTCCCCGCCGCCCTGGAGGCCCACGCCCGCATCAAGGCAATGGTCGCCGAGGGCCGCGATCCCACCGAGGCGGAGATCGCCGAAATGGCCGCGGTGACTGACGATCTGCACGCCCGCATTCAGGCGTCCCGTGGCTGACGTCGCCGCCCTGGCCCAGGAAGCCGAGGAGCGGCACCGCGCCACCTCCTTGGCCGCCCGTCCCCGGCCGGCCGCCGGCGCCAGCGCCCATCACTGCGGCAGCTGCGGCGAGCCGATCCCCGAGGCCCGCCGCGCCGCCATGCCCGGCTGCCGCCTGTGCGCCTTCTGCGCAGCCCTGGGGGCGCGATGACCATCCAGCTGGAATTCTGGCAGATGGTGACGCTGCTCGGGTCATTCGTGGCCTTCGCCATCGGCGCCGGGAAGGTGCTGCTGGCGCAGATCGACCGTCGCCTCGACCAGCGCTTCACCGTGTTGGAGGAGGCGGCGTCGTCCTGGCGCCAGGTTGAACGCGACATCCTGACCCTGAAGGCCGAACTGCCGCTCCACTACGTTCGCCGCGAGGACTATGTCCGCAACCAGACGGTAATCGAGGCCAAGCTGGACGCCCTGGCGGTCCGTATCGAGAACATGCAATTGCGCGAGGTCAAAACGTGATCGACCAGATCGATAGCGCCAAGGTTCGGCGCGAAAACCTGCGGTGGCTGCTGCTGATGGCCCTGTACAACGCGCGCCCGGCCGATCTGGTCGAGGCGGTGCTGCTGTCCATCGCCCAGGCCATGTATCCCGACGCCACTCCCATCGAAACCCGGCGCGAGCTGGATTACCTTTCCGACCGCAAGCTGGTGGATCTGCGCAAGGATCCCGGCGGCCCGTGGTGGGGCAATCTGACGCGCTACGGCACCGACATCGTCGAATACACGATCGACTGCGAGCCGGGTATAGCCCGCCCCAAGAAGTACTGGTGACTCATGGCCCGGCGCAGCAGCATCGACGATCTGCCGGAAGCCGCGCGGCGCTGGTTGGATCGGGCGCTGACCGACGGCAATTTCAGCGGCTACCAGCAGCTTGAGGAATTGCTGCGCGTCAAGGGCTTCGCCATCTCGAAATCCTCGATCCATCGCTACGGCCAGAAGATCGAGCGGCGTCTGGCCGCGATCCGCGCCAGCACCGAGGCGTCCAGGCTGCTGGCCGACGCCTCGCCGGACGACAAGGACGTCCGTTCCGAGGCCCTGACGGCGCTGATCCAGACCGAGCTGTTCGACACCATCGTCAATTTGCAGGAGGCCACCGACGAGGATCTCGACCCGGCGATGCGCGTCAAGATGCTGTCGGGCGCCGCCAGGAACATCGCCACCCTGACCCGGTCCTCGGTCAACCTCAAGCGCTTCCAGGCCGAAGCCGAGGAGCGCGGGCGCCAGGCGCTGCTGGACGAGCAGCGGGCCAAGCTGGAGGCCATCGGCAACAAGGGCGGGGTCACCGAGGATACCAGGAAAGCCATCCGGGACGTGCTGGGAATCCGGGAATGACCCGGAGAGGCAACGCCAAGGTCGTTCCGGCCGATCCCGGCGACATCTTCCTGCCCTATCAGAGCCGGTGGATCATCGACCAGAGCCGCCTCAAGCTGATGGAGAAGGGCCGCCAGATCGGCCTGTCATGGTCTACCGCCTACGCCGCCGATGAACGCACGGCGGCCAACGGCGCCCGCCACGATCAATGGGTAAGCAGCCGCGACGACCTGCAGGCCCGCCTGTTCATAGAGGACTGCAAGATGTGGGCGGGCATCATGGACAAGGCCGCCCAGGATCTCGGCGAGGTCGCGATCGACCCGAAGGAACGGGTGTCGGCCTATGTCCTGCAATTCGCCAACGGCCGGCGCATCCACAGCATGTCGAGCAACCCCGACGCCCAGGCCGGCAAGCGCGGCGGTCGCATCCTCGACGAGTTCGCCCTGCATCCCGATCCGCGCAAACTGTGGTCGATCGCCTATCCCGGCATCACCTGGGGCGGCAGCATGGAGGTCATCTCCACCCACCGCGGCAGCCACAATTTCTTCAACCAGATCATCCGCGAGGCGCGGGAGAAGGGAAACCCCAAGGGCATTAGCCTGCACCGGGTGACCCTCCAGGACGCCCTCGACCAGGGCTTCCTGTTCAAGCTGCAGCGGATGCTGCCCGCCGCCGACGAGCGTCAGGCCATGGACGAGGCGGCCTATTTCGACTTCGTGCGCTCGGGCTGCGCCGACGAGGAAAGCTTCCTCCAGGAATATATGTGCTGCCCGGCCGACGATGACGCCGCCTTCCTCGAATACGATCTGATCGCCTCGGCCGAATACGCCACCGGCGCCGAGTGGAGCAGGCCGGAAGGCGGCCGCCTGTATGGCGGCGTGGACATCGGCCGCAAGAAGGATCTGACGGTGCTGTGGGTGGTCGAGCGCCTGGGCGAGGTGCTGTACACCCGCCACGTCGAGCGGCTGCGGAACATGCGCAAGTCGGCCCAGGAAGACATCATCTGGCCGTGGTTGGCGCGCTGCGACCGGGTCTGCATCGATGCCACGGGCCTCGGGATCGGCTGGGCGGACGATGCCCAGGACAAGTTCGGGGCGCACCGCGTCGAGGCTGTGACCTTCACTCCCCGCGTGAAGGAAGCGCTGGCCTATCCCATCCGCTCGCTGATGGAGGATCGGGGCCTGCGCATCCCCTACGATCCGCAGATACGCGCCGACCTGCGCCAGGTCACCAAGCAAGTAACCTCGGCGGGCAACATTCGATTCGCGGCCGAGCGCACCGCGGACGGCCACGCCGACCATTTCTGGGCGTTGGGCCTCGCCATCCAGGCGGCCAGCGGCCCCGCCGAGGAATACGCCTACATCTCCGCCGCCCCGACCGGCCGCGACGGCGATCGCGACCATAGCGACGACGCCCATGTCGGCCGCGTCCGCTTTGACGAAGGAGCCTGGTAATGGCCCGCCTGCTCGACCAGTACGGCAACCCCATCGACCTGACGCGGCTGCGACAGGAAGAAGCCGGCCCCACGGTCACCGGCATCCGCCAGGTGATTTCCGGCCACCCCGCCCAGGGCCTCAACCCCGTCCGCCTGGCGCGGCTGCTGCGCGACGCCGAGGAGGGCGACCCCACCGCCTATTTCGAGCTGGCCGAGGAGATGGAGGAGAAGGATCTCCACTACCGCTCCGTCCTCGCCACCCGCAAAAATCAGGTCGCCGGCCTGGACATCACCGTCGAGGCGGCCAGCGACAAGGCCGAGGACGTGGCCGACGCCGAGTCTGATCCGCGCCTGGCTGCGGCGGGACGAGTTGCAGGGCGAGCTGTTCGACATCCTGGATGCCGTCGGCAAGGGCATGTCCATCATCGAGATCATCTGGGACACTTCTGAGCGGCAGTGGCAGCCGGCCCGGCTGGAATGGCGCGATCCCCGCTGGTTCGAGTTCGACCAGGCCGACGGCCGCACGCCGCTGCTGCGCGGCCTCGGCGGGGCGCTTCCGCTCGCCCCGTACAAGTTCATCCGGCACGTCCACAAGTCGAAGTCCGGCCTGCCCATCCGCGGCGGCCTCGCCCGGCCGGTGGCCTGGGCGTATTTGTTCAAGAACTTCGACGTGAAGAGCTGGGTGGTCTTCGCCGAAACCTTCGGCCACCCGCTGCGCCTCGGCAAGTGGGGCCAGGGTGCGTCCGAGGCCGACAAGGCGGCGCTGCTGACCGCCGTGCGCAACATCGCCCAGGACGCCGCCGCCATCGTTCCGGCATCGATGGCCATCGAGTTCGTCGAGGCCAAGAACAGCGGCAACATCGATTTGTTCGAGAAGATGGCCGACTGGTTCGACCGCCAGATTTCAAAGGCGGTGCTGGGCCAGACCGGCACCACCGACGTCGGCCAGCATGTCGGCACCGCCAACGCCCATGAACGGGTGCGCGGCGACATCGAGGCCAGCGACTGCGTGCAGCTGTCGGCCACCCTCAACCGCGATCTGGTCCGCCCCTTCATCGCCCTGAATTCCGGCCGCCGCAAGGCCTATCCGCGCCTGCGCGTGTTCCGCCCCGACCCCGAGGACTCTGGACGCGTCTGGTCAACCGCATCGAGAAGCTGGTGCCGCTTGGCCTGCGCGTCGAGCGGTCGTCGGATGGCCGACAAGATCGGCGTCCCGGACCCCGACGAGGGCGCCGAGCTGCTGGCTCCGCCCGGCCAGGCGGCGCCCCCCGGCGGCGCCAAGGACGAGGACATCGCCGCCAACGCCGTGCAGCCGTCTGACCGCGACGACGTGGACGAGTTGACCGACCAACTGGACGCGGCCGCGGCACCGGCCATGGACGCCATCATCGCGCAGATCCGCGACCTGGTCCGCCACCGCGTCCAACCTCCAGGAGGTCGCCGATCGCCTGGTCGAGCTGTATCCCGATCTCGATGCCGGCCCGCTGGCCGAAGCCCTGCGCCGCGCCCTGACCGTCGCCGAGCTGGGCGGCCGGGCGGAGATCATCGATGGCTGAGGCGCGCCCCGGCGACGTCCCCTTCCAGGAGGCGATCGACTACTTTCGCGCCAAGGTCCAGCTGCCGACCCGCACCTGGACCGATCTGTGGGAAGGCATGCATGCCCGCGCCTTCGTGGTGGCCGGCGCCGTCAAGGCTGAACTGGTCGCCGACTTCCACCAGGCGATCGTCAAGGCCATCGAGCAGGGCACCACCCTGGACGAGTTCCGCGAGGATTTCGACCGCATCGTCGCCACCCACGGCTGGAGCTACAACGGCGGGCGCGGCTGGCGATCGGCCGTCATCTACAACACCAATCTGCGCATGGCCCGCGCCGCCGGCCGCTGGCAGCAGATCGAGCGGCTGAAGGACAAGCGGCCCTACCTGCGCTACGTGGCGGTGAAGGACAGCCGCACCCGTCCCGAGCACGCCGGCTGGCACGGCACCGTGCTGCCCGTCGACGATCCCTGGTGGCAGAGCCACTATCCGCCGAACGGCTGGAGCTGCCGCTGCACCGTCCAGTCGCTGTCGCGGCGCGACCTCGACCGGTTCGGCTATCAGGTGGCCGACCAGGCGCCGGCGGTGCTCATGGAAGATCGCCCCGTCAACACCCCGGCCGGCCCGGCCACGGTCGCTGTGCCGCAGGGGATCGACACCGGCTTCGGCTACAACGTCGGCCATGCCGCCTGGGGGCGTGGCCAGCAGCTGGTGCGCCAGGAAGCGCATGGCCCATGGGAGGCGCTCGGCGTTCCTGGCGGGTCGCGTCCCGCCGATCCGCCTCCGCTGGCAGCCGTGCCGCCGGTGGCGGCCGAAGGCAAGCGCGCACGCCCGGGCGCCGCCGACGACCTCCGCTCGCTGTTGCGCTCGGCGATCGGTGGCGACGAGGCCATCTTCGCCGATCCGCTCGGTGAGCGCGTGACGGTCGGCCAGGCGATCGTCGACCACATGCTGGAAGACCCCCGTCGCCAGGATGGCCGCGAAGCCTTCTTCCCCTTCCTTCCCGAATTGATCCAGCACCCGGCGGAGATTTGGGTCGGCTTCGCCCGCAACGCAGTCTCGGGGCGCGTGTCTCTGCGGCGGCGCTATGTCCGCCTGTTGGCCCTGAAGCAGGACAAGGTGGTCGCGGCCGTGTGCGACCTCGATGGCGGCGTGCTGGCCGGCACCACGTTCTTTCGCGGCGACCGCCGCTATCTCGCGACCCTGCGGAGCGGGTTGCGCATCTATGCCGAGGAATGAAGGGGATGGAGCCGTCCGGTCCCCCGCGCGAGCCGTGGCGCCCGGCATCGGCCATCGGAGCGCGGTCCGACCGGTGCCTGCAAGGGTCATTATGGTACTTTCCACTGCCCATCTCAAGCGGTGCCGCTTCCATCCCGCCAAGCATCGCCGTTGAACGCCCATTGAACGGCCTAGGACGCCCGAAACGAAAATTCGCGTGCATCGGGCCGTCGAACGGACTACCCCTTTCAGCAGCCTTCTGACGCGCCCGGGCCGCCCGGGCAGTTGACGCCACCCATCGCCCGGCGGCTTGCCGCCGACCCCGCCCCCGTCCGCCGCATCGGCCACCCTGAACCCGTTCAGGCCTGACCGCCCCCGCTCATCCTGACACAGTGCCTCCCGTCGCCACCGACTGAAGGCTTCCCGTGTCCCGTCTCTTCGCCGCATCCCAGGCCCTGGCCATCGCCCACAACGGCGCGCTGCCGCTCGCCGCGGCGCCCGAGTGGCTGCAGCTGCTGCCGGCCGGGCCGCACATCGAAGGCCGCGACGGCCGCGAGTGGAATCTGCCCGATGCCCAGGCCCTGGTCGCCGCGCAAAACCGCCTCGGCCACGCGCTGGTGCTCGACTGGGAGCATGCCAGCGAGCGCGAGTTCGAGCGCGCCCCGGCCGCCGGCTGGATCGAGGAGCTGCAGGCGCGCGGCGACGGCACCCTGTGGGGCCGCATGAAATGGACGCCGCAGGGCGAGGACGACGTCCGCACCGGCGCCTACCGCTACATCTCTCCTGTTTTCACGTTCGAGAAGCTCACCCGCCGCATCGTCCAGCTGCGGGGCGCCGGGCTCGTCCACGAGCCAAACCTTCCCCTGGCGGCCCTGAACCGGGCCGCGCAATCCCCGGAGACCACGAGCATGGATCTGTCGAAGGTGTATTCCGCCCTCGGCCTGGTCGGCGGCGCCAACGAGGAGCAGATCCTCGCCGCCGTCAACAAGCTGCAGGCGGATGTCCAGACGGCCGTCAACAAGGCCGAGCAACCCGACCTGGCGCGCTATGTGCCGCGCGCCGACTACGACCAGGTGATGGCGCGCGCCGCCAACGCCGAGCGGGCGGTGAAGACGGCGAAGGACGAGGCCGTGGCCGCCGAGGCCGAGGCCCTGATCGTCCAGGCCCAGAAGGACGGCAAGATCGCCCCGGCCTCGGCCGGGTTCTACCGCGCCACCTGCAAGACCGCCGATGGCGTCGAGCGGTTCAAGGCGTTCGTCGCCGCCGCCCCCGCCATCGTCGCCGACGTAACCGAAGCCTTCCGCGGCAACCCGCCGCCCGGCGACAAGAAGCTCGGCGAGGACGAACTGGCGATCTGCCGCCAGATGGGACTCGACCCCGAGGACTACAAGAAGAGCAAGGAGGCCTAGATGGCGCTTTCCTCAGACCGCAACACGCCCGAGCGCGGCGGCGTCGACTACACGTTTCCCGCGGCCGGGCTGACCACCATCTACGGCGGCGCCATCGTCTGCCTGAAGTCGGACGGCTACGCCACCAAGGGCGCCGCCGCCACCGGCCTGGTGGCGGTCGGACGCGCCGAGGAGCGGGTCGTCAACGCCGGCGCCGACGGCGCGGAAACCATCCGCGTGCGCCGCGGCATCTTCCGCTATGCCAACAGCGCCGCGGCCGACGCCATCGCCGCCGCCCAGATCGGCCAGGTCTGCTACATCGTCGACGACCAGACGGTGGCGAAGACCGACGGCGGCGGCACCCGCTCGCCGGCCGGCATCGTCCACGACGTCGACGTCCTGGGCGTGTGGGTGCAGATCGGCTACGGCCCGGTGGCCGCCACCGGCGCCCTGCTCGCCGCCAACAACCTGTCCGACCTCGCGGATGCGGCCACCGCCCGCGCCGCGCTGGGCGTCGCCAAGGTCTTCGTCACGGTCGCGGCGGCCGACCTGATCGCCGCCAACGCCGCCGTCTACCGCTTCGTGGCTCCATCCCCCGGCACCATCACGCAACTGCGCTCGGTGCTGGGCGCCGCCCTGGCCGCCGGCGACGCCACGCTTACCGCGAAGATCAACGGCGTCGCCGTGACCAGCGGCGTGATCACCATCGCCAACGTCGGCTCGGCTGCCGGCGTGGTCGATTCCGCCACCCCCTCCGCCGCCAACGCCATCGCCGTCGGCGACGTCGTCAGCCTGACCGTGGGCGGCGCCAACACCGCCGCCGCCGGCGCCGACGTGATCGTCGAGATCACCCTGTAGGAGATGCCCCGCATGAATCGCCACCACTTCCTTTCCCGCACCTGGGCGTTCGCCGTCATGGCCGGCGTCCTGGTCGCGGGCGCGCTGCTCGCCGTGCTGGCGCCCGGCGCCGAAGCGGCCGTCCTCGCCCATCCCGCCGCCTGGCTGTCCGATCCGGCCGCCGTCCCGGCCATCGGCCTGGGTGGCCTAGTCGTCAACCAAGCCAACCTCGCCCACCTGTTCACCGGCTTCAAGACGACCTTCCAGAAGGGCCTCGGCCGCTCGCCCGGCCAGCACCAGCTGGTCGCCATGACCGTGCCGTCTGGTGGCCGCGAGGAGAAGTACAGCTGGCTCGGCAAGGTGCCGGCGATGCGCGAGTGGATCGGTGATCGCGTGGTCCAGAACCTCATGCAGCACGACTACGCCATCAAGAACAAGGACTGGGAGTTGACCATCGGCGTCGACCGCAACGACATCGAGGACGACCAGTTCGGCATCTACGCGCCGCTGTTCGAGGCGATGGGCGAATCGACGGGCAGCCATCCCGACGAGATGGTGTTCCCGATGCTGCCGGCCGGCTTCGGCGCCGCCTGCTATGACGGCCAGTACTTCTTCGACACCGACCATCCGGTCCTCGGTGCCGACGGCCAGATGACCTCGGTCGCCAACACCGACGGCGGAGCCGGCACGCCCTGGTACCTGATGGACCTCAGCCGGACGTTGAAGCCGATCATCTTCCAGGAGCGGAAGAAGCCGCAGTTCGTGGCCAAGGACAAGACGACCGACGACAACGTCTTCGACCGCAAGCAGTTCGTCTACGGCGTCGATAGCCGCGACAACGTCGGCTACGGCCTGTGGCAGCTGGCCTGGGGCTCGAAGCAGACCCTCGACAGCGCCCACTACGCCGCCGCCCGCGCCGCCCTGCAGGGCATGAAGGGCGACCACGGCCGGCCGCTCGGCATCCGCCCCACCCATCTGGTGGTGCCGCCCACCCTGGAGGGAAAGGCGCTGGAGATCGTCAACGCCGACCGCGCCGCCGCCGGCGCCACCAACGTCTACAAGGGCACGGCGCAGGTCGTCGTCGTGCCGTGGCTGGCCTGAGAGGAGCGCCATGAAGATGCTTCGCGTCATTTCAAAAAAGGACGGCTTTCGTCGCGGCGGCCGCGCCTGGACGGGCGTCACTGAGATCCCGGCCTCCGAGGTCGCCAGAGATCAACTCGCCGCCCTCAAGGGCGAGCCGATGCTGGTGGTCCAGGAATTCGAACCCACCCCCCCGCGCGAGGCCGCCGGCGGCCCCGTGAACCCGGCCGAGCCGACCGGGGCGGACGGCCAGGGCAAGATGGCCAGCAAGCCGCCGAAGCCGTTTAAGGAATAGCCGAGAGGGGCCGCGAGACGGGCCGGCGAGGGTCGGGACTGCCGGTTGCCGACGGCCCCGCACAGCGGAACGTCCCCGGTCCTGGCGCCCGACCCGCCCGGACCGGGGCACCCTTTCAATTCGTGATCAATGGGCATTGAACGATGGCCTACGCGACCCTTCAGGATCTGATCGACCGCAACGGCGAAGCCGAGCTGATCCAGCTCAGCGATCGCGCCGAGCCGCCCGCCGGCGAGGTCGATGCGGCCATCGTCGACAAGGCGCTGGCCGACGCCGGCGAGGTGGTCGACGGCTATCTGCAGGGCCGCTACCGCCTGCCGCTCGATCCCGTGCCCGCGATGCTGACGCATCTGGCCTGCGATCTCGCCCGCTATCGCCTGCATGGCGACCTGGTTACCGAGAAGGTCAAGGAGAACCACGCCGCCGCCCCTGAAGACGCTGCGCGAGATCGCCACCGGCGTCATCCGCCTGCAGGCCGCCGGCGTCGAGGCCGCGGCCGGCGCCGCCGGCGTGTTGAGCGTCGCCCCCGAGCGGGTGTTCACCGCCGACGCCCTGAAGGGCTTCTGACATGGCCGGCGCCACCCTCACCGTCGACACCCGCGAGATCGTCGCCCTGGGCACCCGCTTCCAGGAGCTGATGCGCCGCGCGGCCGACCTCACGCCGCTGATGGACGAGATCGGCGCCAGCCTCGTCTCCTCCGTCCAGCATCGCTTCGAGGGCGGCCGCGGCCCCGGCGGCGTCGCCTGGCCGCAGAGCGGCCGCGCCAAGGCCGAGGGTGGCCAGACCCTCATCGACCGCGGCCATCTGCGCGACTCGATCACCCACCGCCCCGGCCGCGACCAGGTCGAGATCGGCACCAACCTCGTCTATGCCGGCATCCATCAGTTCGGCGGCCGCATCCAGGCGAAGAGCGCCGCGGCGCTGAAGTTCCGCATCGGCGACCGCTGGATCAGCAAGAAGGCGGTCGACATTCCCGCCCGCCCGTTCCTCGGCGTCGACGACGAGGACGCGGCCGAGATCTCGGCCATCGTCGGCGACTGGTTGGCGGAGCCGCTGCAATGATCGGCGCCGTCGAGAACGCCATCCTGGCCCGCATCCAGGCCGCACAGAAGGCCGGCGCGCTGGGCTACACCATCCGCTCGCTGGCCTCCTACGCCGGCGAGTTCGACGACGACCTGGCCACCGTGGTCCGCCAGTTCCCGGCCGTGTGGGTGACCTTCAAGGGCCTCGGCCGCGCCGAGGAGATCGGCCACGCCTGGAAGGTGCCGGCCACCTTCACCGTCTTCGTCGCCGCCCAGAACCGCCGCAACGAGAAGGCCGGCCGCCACGGCGCCGCCGGCGAGGTCGGCTCCTACCAGATGGTCGAAGACCTGCGCGCGCTGCTGTCCGGCCAGCGCCTGGGCCTGGTCATCGCCGCGCTGCAGCCCGGCCCGGTCGCCGCCCTCTACAACGGCAAGACGCGCGGCGCGCTGGCCAGCGTCTACGCCTGCGACTTCACCACCGGCTGGCTCGATGAATTCGCCGGCGACGTCGCCGATGCCGACCTCGACGACTTCGCCACCTTCCACGCCGACTGGGACATCCCGCCGCACAATGACGTGGCCGGGCCGCTGCCGGCCGACGCGCCCGACGCTTCCGACACCGTCATCCTGGAGACCGCCGAATGATCGTCAAGCCCGCCTCCGGCCTCAAGGTCCGCAAGCCCGACGGCTCCCACCTCGCCGAGGACGGCGAGGACGTCGCCGACACCCCGTACTGGCGCCGCCGCCTCGCCGACGGCAGCGTCGTCGTGGCCGAGACCGCCCCGAAAAACAAGAAGTAGGAGCAGGACATGGCCCTCTCGTTCAACGCGATTCCGATCGACATCCGCACGCCCGGCCACTACGTCGAGTTCGACAACAGCCGCGCCCTGTCCGGGCCGCCGGCGATGCCCCACAAGATCCTGGTGCTCGGCCAGATGCTGGCGGCCGGCGCCGCCGCGGCCGAGGTTCCGATCCGCGTCACCAGCGCCGGCCAGGCGGTCGAGCGGTTCGGGCGCGGCTCAATGCTGGCCGCCATGTTCTCCGCCCTGAAGACGGCCAATCCCTCGACCGAAAGCTGGGCAATCCCGCTGGTCGACAACGCCGCCGGCACGGCCGCCGCCGGCTCGGTCACCTTCGGCGGCGCCCCCACCGCCGCCGGCACACTCAACGTTTATGTCGCCGGCCAGCGCGTGCAGGTGGCGGTGGCCGCCGCGCAAGCGCTGCCGGCCATCGCCACCGCCTTCGCCGCGGCGGTCAACGCCGCCCTCGACCTGCCGGTCACCGCCGCCGTCGACGGCGTCGACACCACCAAGGTCAACCTGACCGCCCGCCACAAGGGCGAGAGCGGCACCGGCGTCGATTTGCGCGTCAACTACTACCAGGGCGAGGCCCTGCCGGCCGGCCTGACCGTGGCCATCGTCGCCATGGCCGGCGGCACCGCCAACCCGGACGTCGCCGACGCCATCGCCGCCATGGCCGACGAGCAGTACCACACCATCGCCATGCCGTGGACCGACGCCGCCAACCTCACGGCGCTGGAGGCCGAGCTGGCGCGGCGCTTCGGCCCGATGGTCCAGATCGAGGGGCACGCCTACGCCGCCGCCCGCGGCAGCCACGGCGCCCTCGGCACGCTCGGCGACAGCCGCAACAGCGCGCACCTGACCATCATGGACGCCCATGCCAGCCCGACGGCACCGTGGGTGTGGGCGGCCGAGCTGGCCGGCGTGGTGGCGTTCAACGGCGCGATCGACCCGGCGCGGCCCTTCCAGACCCTGCCGCTGACCAGCGTGCTGCCCGAAGCCGAGGCCGACCGCTTCACCCGCGAGGAGCGCGACCTGCTGCTGCATGACGGCATCTCCACCCACCTGGTCGACGCCGGCGGCCGCGTCCTCGTCGAGCGCGCCATCACCACCTACAAGCTCGATTCCTTCGGCCTGGAGGACGTCAGCTATCTCGACGTCAACACCGTCCTCACCCTCGCCTATCTGCGCTACGCCGTGCGCGCCCGCATCGCCCAGCGCTATCCCCGCCACAAGCTGGCCGACGACGGCACCCGCGCCGGCGCCGGCCAGGCCATCGTGACGCCCAAGGTGATCCGCGCCGAGCTGGTGGCGCTGATGCGCGAGCTGGAGGAGATCGGCCTGGTCGAGAACCTCGACCAGTTCGTGGGCGACCTGGTGGTCGAACGCTCGGCCACCGACAGGAACCGGGTCAACGCCCTGATCCCGCCGGACATCGTCAACCAGTTCCGCGTGTTCGCCGGCCAGATCCAGTTCCGGCTGTAAGGAGAGGCACCCATCATGGCCAGCAGCAACCAGGTTCTCGGCCGCGCCTTCATCAAGGTGAACGGCACGATGCTCAAGACGCACAAGGGCGCCAAGCTCGACACCGGCGGCGTGACCCGCAACCCGGTCACCGGCACCACCGTCCACGGCTTCGCCGAGGAGGCCAAGGAGCCGACGCTGGAATGCGAGATCTCGGTCGACGGCACCACGTCGATCAAGCAACTGCGCGAGATCACCGACGCCACCGTGACCTTCGAGGCCGACACCGGCCACGGTGTTCGTGCTGCGCAACGCCTGGATCGTCGACCCGCCGGTCATCACCGACGGCGAGGGCGGCAAGGTCGCCGCTCAAATTCTCGGCGCTCAGCTGCGAGGAGGCGTGAAATGGCGGAGATCACCGTCCCGCTTATCCACGGCTTGAAGATCGGCGAGATCGTCCATCGCGAGGCGGTGCTGCGCGAACTGACGGTCGCGGACCTGATCGAAGCAGGCGCCGCCGCCGAGCGTGTTGTCGAAGCGGGCGGCAGGGCGCAGCTCGCGCAGAGTCCCACCCTGGCTGGGATCGAAATGCTGTGCCGGCAGGTCATTCGCATCGGCGACCATCCCGGCCCGCTGACCCGCGGCGAGATCATGCGGCTGCATGTCGACGATTTCTTGTTGCTCCAGCACATGGCGGAGGGCCTCGACCAGGCCGCCGCCCGGGCCGTCGAGGAGGCGGCCGCGCGGGGGCGAGGCGATTAGGCACGCCGAGGACTTCGAGGCCCTGGTGCTGCTCCTGGCCGTGCGAACCGGCTGGACCCGGGCCGAGATCATGGCGCTGCCGGCCCGCCGCGCGGCAGGCTACGCGAAGAGACTGACGGGACGATGAGCGACCTTCGGACCTATCTCCACATCTCCGTCAAGGGCGACGCGGCCGGCCGCACCCGCGAACTGGCCGGCGCCTTCGATCGTCTGGGCGAGCGCGGGCGTGCCAATCTGGGCATGCTGTCGCGCTCGATGTCGATGATGTCGGGCGGCCTCGATCGCCTCGGCAACCGGTATTCCGCCCTCCTGACCGGCGCCGCAGGGGCCGGCGCCGCCAAGTATGTCGGCGACCTCCAAGAGCGGATGAACTATCTCGGCATCACGGCCGAGAAATCCGCTGAGGACATGGATCGCCTGAAGAAGAAGGTGTTCGAGGTCGCCCAGGCTCCGGACATTCGAATAGATCCCGCCGCGCTGCTCGACGCCGTTGACACGATCGTCGAGAAAACCGGCGACCTGGATATGGCCGAGGAAAACCTGCGCAACATCGGCCTGGCGATGCGCGCCACCAAGGCCAGCGGCCAGGACGTGGGGGCCTGGGTCGCCCAGCTGGCTGAGAAATTCAACATCAAAAGTTCGGACGGCATCCTGGCGGCCATCGACCATTCGGTCAACGCCGGCAAGGCTGGCGCCTTCGCCTTCAAGGATCTGGCGACACAGGGCGAGAGAGTGACTGCCGCCTATGCCGCGATGGGGCGGACCGGACCTCAGGCGGCGGCCGAACTGGACGCCATGCTGCAGATGATCCGCAAGGGTGTGGGGAGCCCGGAAATGGCGGCGACGGCCTTCGAGGCCATGATGCGAACGCTGGCCGACGCCGAGAAGCTGAAGAAGCTCAAGGCGAAGGGCATCCGCATCATGGACCCGGAAGATCCGAAGCGAATGCGGGCGGCCACCGACATTCTCAAGGACGTGATCACCCGCACCAATGGCGACATGGTCAAGATGTCGGAGATCTTCGACGCCGAGGCCCTTCGCGCTTTCACGGCCGCGGCGGCCGAATTCAAGACGACCGGCGGCTTCAAGTCACTCGAAGGCTATCTCGACGTCGCCGCTGACGGAGCCACGTTGAAGGCAGATGCGGCCGCCGCCAACGTGAAGAACATCAACGCGGCGTTGACCAGCCTCACTACGGCGGGGCGTCAATTCGCCGACGCCAACCTGTCGGAGCCGATCGGCAAGTTGGCCGACCTGCTGGCGAGCATGGAGCCCGAAAAGGTGCAGGCGACCATGAAGGCGCTGGCTTGGGGAGCCGGGGCATTGGGTGGCCTGGTGGTGGCAAATAAAGCCGTCGGGTTGGCGGGCTCGATTGCGGGCGCCTACCGGTTCGTGCGGGGGGGCAAGGGGGTTGCCGGCGTGGCCGGTGCCGCCGCTGGGTTGGGCGGAATAGCCGGCCCCACGCCGGTCGTGGTGATGAACTGGCCGGGCGGCCCGGCCAGTGCCTGGGCTCCAGGCGGCGCCGCTGCTGGCGGCGCCACGGCGGGGCGCGGCGCTGGCGCCGGCCGTCTGGCCGGCCGGGCCGGCCGCTGGATGGGCAAGCTTGGCGGCCTCGGCGGCCGTGCGTTCTTGCCGCTCGCTCTCCTGGAAGGTGGCATGTCGATGGCGGGGTCGCTGATGGCCGGTGATGTGACCGGCGCGGCCGGCGCCGGGGGAAGAACCGCCGGCAGTATCGCCGGCGCGGCCGCGGGTGCCGCCATAGGCTCGGTCGTTCCCGTCGTCGGCACGGCGATCGGCGGTCTGGCCGGCGCCATCGTCGGCGGCCTGGGCGGCGAGGCCCTGTTCCGCTCCATCGCCGAGTGGCTTCAGTCGGACAAGGACCGGAAGATGGAGGTCCAGGCGGAGGCTACCCTGCGCATCGAGGGGGCGCCGCCGGGCACGCGCGTAGTGGGCATGCGCGGGTCACCCGGCCTCGACCTCAACGTTGACGTCGGCCGCACCATGGCGGGGCCATGAAGATGCTAGCGTCTTGCCGCGGCCAGCGGGTCGACATACTCGCCGTCGTCCAGGAAACCCAATTCTGCAATTGCTTTGAAGATGTCGTTCTGCCCGCCATTCAGCCCGCAGGCCGCGTGGCTGACAGGTTTGCGGGCCAGCATGCCGGGCTGCGCGCCTCCACCCAAAGCGTAGTGCAGGACGTGTCCGTCGTCACGGTGGACCTCGACATAGACCATCCGCGTCCAGCCCCACTGCTCCGCCATGAAAGGGTATGGCTCCGCCGGCAGCTCGGCTTCGATGCGGGTGTAGCGGCTACCATAGCCATTGACGATGGCTGGACAAGCGCCAACCAGAACCTTCATCGCCTTCGCCAGCAGCGCCCGCTCATCGTCGGTGGCGCGATCCGGCACCTTGACGGTCACCTCCGGCGCCGACGGATCGTCGCATCCAGTCAGCCCCGCCGCCAGCATCATCGCGGCCGCCGCAGCCATCGCCTTCATGCGCATGTCAACGCCCCTTCAACCATCGGTGACGGGAGCCTCGCACGATGAGCTGGCGCGATCAACTGCGGCAGGGATCATACCGGGGCGCACTCTTTCATATAGAGAGCGCCGACACCGAGGCCGGCCGCCGCACCGCCCGCCACGACTATCCCGGCCGCGACCTGCCCTTCGTCGAGGATCTCGGCCGCAAGGGCAAGGAGTTCACCGTCGAGTGCTTCGTGCTCGGGGCGGACTACATGGCCGCCCGCGACGCCCTGCTGGCGGCCTGCGACCAGGCGGGGCCGGGCACGCTGGTGCATCCCTATCGCGGCGAGCTGACGGTCGTCTGCACCAATGCCCGGGTCCGCGAGACCACCCGCGAAGGCGGCATGGCCCGCTTCACCCTGACCTTCGTCGAGGCCGGCGAGAACCGCGATCCCCTGGCTGCCCCCGACACCGTGTCGCGCGTAGGCGCCGCCGCCGACGCGGCCTCGGCCGACAGCCTGGTGTGGTTCGGCGACCGCTTCAAGCCGGCGGGCGCCAGCTTCGTCGCCGACTCGGCCGCCGGCCTGGTGCGCGGCAGCCTGGCCGAAACTCTGCTCGCCCAGTTCGGTCTGCTCCCGGCCGGCGGCGCCGGCCTGCTCGCCGAGGTCGGTGATCTGTCCACCGATGCCGACCTCATCGTCCGGCAGCCGGACCGCCTGGGGTCGCGCCTCCTCGGTCTGTTCCGGCAGGCCGGGCTGCTTGCCCGCCCCATCGACGCCTGGACGCCGCGCCGCCGCGCCCTCGACCCGCTGCTCGGCTTCGCCGACGCCGGGGCGACCTGGAAGCCGGTGCCGGTCACCACAGCCAGCCGCCGGCAGCAGGCGGCCAACCAGGACGCGCTGGCCGGGCTGCTGCGCCAGGGCGCGGCGATCGAGGCGGCGCGCGCCTCGTCGGCCCTGGACTACAGCAGCTACGACGATGCCGTGGCCACCCGCGACGCGGTGTCGGCCGCCCTCGAAGCGGAGATCGGACCGCGCCTACGACGACGCCGTCTATCGCGGCCTCGTGAGCTTGCGCGCGGCCGCCGTCCGGGACATCGGCGCCCGCGGCGCCTCGCTGGCCCGCCTGCGGACCTGGCAGCCGCCGGCCACCCTGCCGGCGCTGGCGGTGGCCCACCGGCTGTACGGCGACGCCGGCCGCGCCGACGAGATCGTGGCCCGCAACCGCATCCGCCACCCTGGCCGTTTGCCCGGCGGCCGCGACCTGGAGATCCTCAATGGCTGAGGTCGCCCTCACCGTGAACGGCCAGATCTGGGGCGGCTGGACATCCGTGCGCATCCAGCGCTCGATCGAGCAGATCGCCGGCCAGTTCAGCCTGGGTCTCACCGAACGGTGGCCGGGCCAGCCCGACCGCCGCGAAATCAGCCCCGGCGATTCCTGCACGGTGGCGATCGACGGCCGGGTGGTGATCACCGGCCGCGTCGACGACGTCGAGGTGAGCTTCGACGGCAACGCCCATGCCGTGACGGTGTCCGGCCGCGACGCCACCGGCGATTTGGTCGACTGTTCGGCCGAGCACCGCCCCGGCCAGTGGCAGGGCCGCACCCTGCTGCAGATCGCGTCCGAGCTGTGCCGCCCCTTCGGCGTGCCGGTGCGGGCCGAAGTCGATATCGGCAAGGCCTTCGGCGACCAGACCCTCCAGAAGGGCGAGACGGTGTTCGAGATCATCGAGCGCCTGTGCCGGCACCGCGCCGTGCTGGCGGTGTCCGACGGCCGCGGCGGCCTGGTCTTCACCCGGGCCGGCGCCGCCCGCGTCGGCCTGATCTTGCAGGAAGGAAAGGACGGCAACATCCTGGCGGCGCGCGGCACCTTCAGCCACCGCGACCGCTTCAGCCGCTACACCGTGCTCGGCCAGGCGGCCGGCTCCGACTTCACGTCGCCCGAGGACAACTCCGAACCCGCGGCGGTGGCCACCGATCCGATGGTGCGCCGCCACCGGCCGCTGATCGTGCTGGCCGAGGATCAGGGCGACGGCGCCAGCTTCGCCGCGCGCGCCGCCTGGGAAGCCCGCGTTCGCGCCGGCCGCGCCCGCCGCGCCGAGGTCACCGTCCAGGGCTGGTCGCATGCGGCGGGGCTGTGGCAACCCAACGGCCTGGTGCGGCTGGACAGCCCCTGGCTGCGCATCGCCGCCGACATGCTGATCGCCGGCGTCGAGTTCACCCTCGACGAGCGCGGCAGCACCACCACGCTGTCGCTGGTGCGGCCCGAGGCTTTCGAGCTGACCGCCCTGCCCGAAAAGGAGAGCGTGGGATGGTGAGGGCCGTCTACCGCCTGATGGCGCCGCTGCAGCGCCGCGTCATGCTGATGGTCGGCCGCGCCGTGCTGCGGGCCGTCAACGACGATCTGAAGCTGCAGGAGGTCCAGGTCACCGGCCTCGACGGCGAGGTGCTCGACGGCGTCGAACGGTTCCAGGGCTACGGGCTGACCTCCCATCCCCATCCCGGCGCCGAGGCGGTGGTGGTGTTTGTCGGCGGCAACCGCGGCCACGGCCTGGCCATCCAGGTCGACGATCGCCGCTACCGCCTGGCGGCGCTGCAGCCGGGGGAGGTGGCCCTCTACGACGATCTCGGCCAGCAGGTGCACTTGACCCGCGACGGCGTCGTCATCCGCGGCGCCGGCCGGCCGATCACCGTGACCGATACGCCGCTGCTGCGCGTCGAGGCCGATTTGCAGGTGACCGGCGAGGTCACCGACCGCTGCGACGGCGACGGCCGCAGCATGGCCGGCATGCGCGAAGTCTACAACACCCACACCCATCCCGCGCCCTCCGGCGGCACGGGCGCGCCGAACGAGGTGATGTGATGGACGCCGCACTGTCCTTTGACGGCGAACGGATGACCGGCGACTTAGGTGTCGAGGCCGGCCGCCTGGCCCTCGACGACGGCCTGACCACGGCCATCGTGGTCAGCCTGTTCACCGACCGTCGCGCCCGCTCTGACGACGCGCCGCCCGACGGCCCCCAGGGCGACCGCCGCGGCTGGTGGGGCGACCTGGTGGCGGCGACCGAGGGCGACCAGATCGGCTCGCGGCTGTGGCTGCTGGCCCGCGAGAAGCAACTGCCCTCGGTGGTCGCTCGCGCCAGGGAGTATGCCGCCGAGGCCCTGGCCTGGCTGGTCGAGGACGGCATCGCGGCCAAAATCGAGGTCACCGCCGAGGTGGTGCGCCGCGGCGTCCTCGGCATCGGCATCGTCATCCACCGCCCAGGCGGCGCCACCGAGAGCCATCGCTACTCTTACGTCTGGGACCGCCATGCCGTTTAGCCGCCCCACGTTGCCCGACCTGGTCGACCGCATTCTCGCCGATTTCGAGGCCCGCCTGCCCGAGGCCGATTCGCGCTTGCGCCGCTCGGTGCTCGACGTGCTCGGCCGTACCGCGGCGGGGGTCGCCCACGGCCTCTACGGCTATCTCGACTGGATCGGCCGCCAGATCCTGCCCGACACTGCCGAGGCCGAGATCCTCGACCGCCACGCCAGCCTGTGGGGGATTACCCGCAAGGCCGCCGCGGCGGCGGCCGGCCCGGTCACCCTGACCGGCACCAGCGGCGCGGTGGTCCCGGCCGGCGCGCTGCTGCAGCGGGCCGACGGAATAGAATACGCCACGGCTGCCGACGCCATCCTGGCGGCGGGCACGGCCACCGTCACGGTCACCGCCGCCCTCGGCGGCGTGGCCGGCAACGCCGAGGCCGCCTCCAAGCTGTCCTTCGTGTCGCCCATCGCCGGGGTCCAGTCGACCGCGACCGTAGCCGCCGGCGACCTGATCGGCGGCGCCGCCGCCGAGAGCGACGACGCCCTGCTGGCTCGCCTCCTGGCCCGCATCCGAGAACCGCCCCACGGCGGCGCCGCCCACGATTACGTGGTCTGGGCGCTGGAGGTGGACGGTGTGACCCGCGCCTGGTGCTATCCGCGGGAACTTGGCGCCGGGACGGTGACGGTGCGCTTCGTGATGGATGACGCCCCGGGCGGACCGATTCCCGATGCCGGCACGGAGGCGGCGGTGCAGGCCCATATCGACGCCCTGCGCCCCGTCACCGCCGACATCAACGTGGTGGCGCCGGTGGCGGTGGCGGTGGATTTCGAGATCGCTCTGACGCCGGCGACGGCGCAGGCGGCCGTCGAGGCCGGACTGCGCGACCTGCTGGCCCGTGAGGCCGAGCCCGGCGGCACCATCCTGCTCAGCCACATCCGCGAGGCCATTTCCACCGCCGCCGGCGAGGCCGACCACACCCTGGCGGCGCCGGCCGCCGACGTGGTCATGGCCACCGGCGAGATCGCCGTGTTCGGCGCCGTCACCTGGAGCTGATCATGCAGGCGACACCCGCTGACTACCTCCTCCAACTCCAGGCCCTGCTGCCGCCCGGCGACGCCTGGCCGCGCGAGCCGGACGCCGTGCTGACGCGGCTGCTGCTCGGCCTGGCGCATGAGCTGGCCCGCGTCGACGGCCGCGCCGGCAACCTCCTCGACGAGGTCGATCCGCGCACCGCGCTGGAGATGCTGGCCGAGTGGGAGCGGGTGTGCGGCCTGCCCGATTCCTGCGCGCCGCTGGGCGAGACCATCCAGCGGCGCCGGGCCGCCGTGGTGGCGCGGCTGACCGCGCGCGGCGGCCAGAGCCCGGCCTATTACGTGGCGCTGGCGGCGGCGCTGGGCTATGCCGTCGAGATTGAGGAGTTCCGGCCGTTTCGGTGCGGCGAGTCGGGCGCCGGCGACGCGCTGTATGACGACGACGCCGTGCACGCCTGGCGCGTCGTCGCGCCGGCGACGACCGTGACCTATTTCGGGGCCGGCGTTTCCGGGGCCGGGGAGCCGCTGGCCGGTTGGGGCAACGCCGCCCTCGAATGCGCCATCCGCCGCCACGCCCCGGCCCACACCACCGTCCTGTTCGGCTACATCCCCGACCGGCTGGCCTGCGAGGACGGGTTCCTGTTGGCCCGCGAGGACGGGCTGGTCCTCACTATGGAGGTATCATGACGCTGCCCGCCCGCCGCATATCCGACTTGCCCACCGCCGGCGCGGTGGCCGAGGACGACATCCTGGTCGTCGTCCAGGCCGCGCCCGAGACCGGCGCCACGGCGACCTACCGTATTCCCGTATCGGCGATCGCCGCCGCGCTGGCGCTGCTGCATAGCCACGACCATGACGGGCTGGCCGGCGTTACAGGGCGGGGCCGCCGGCGATCGCTGGCACCTGACCGCCGTCCAGCTTGACGGCCTGACCGGCGGCGATGCCACCTCCCTGCACGGCCACGCCGAGGCCTCGCCGGAGGCCGCCGGCTATTTGTCGACCGCCGACAAGGTCAAGCTCGACGCGCTGCCCGCCAGCGCGGTGGCGGCGGCCGCTGGCGCGGCAGCCACCGCCGCCGAGGCCGCCGGCGATGCTCTCGACGCCGCCCAGGCGTCGACGGCAGCCGGCGACGCCGCCGTCGCCGCCGCCGGCGTCGCCACCGGGGCCGCCGCGCAGGCGCTGGCCACCTCTCAAGGATTCGCCGGCGATCTCGACGGCATGACGCGGGCGGTCATCGCCCTGGCCGCCGGCTGGATCGCCGCCGAGGCCCGCGCCGTCCCCAGCTACGCTTTCGTATAGGAGCATCCATGACTACCACCGTCACGCAAGAGGTAGCCAACCTGACCAGCTCGGTGCAGGCGCTGACCGGCGCCGTCGCCGTGCAAAAATCGGTCCTCGACGCCGCCGTCACCACCGCCGCCGGCTCGGCCGCCGGCGCCGCCGTCTCGGCCTCCGCGGCCTCCGTCGCCGCCGCGGCGGCCGAGGCGGCGGCGGCCTCTCTGGCGACGGTCGCGTATCAAAATCTCACGGCCATCACCAAGAAGGTGCTGACCAGCGCCAACATCGTCGCCGTCGCGATGTACGACACCTCCAGGGACAGCGATGGCGGGGCGTGGGTCGATCGCTGCCAGCACCTGTCGTGGTACAACGAGACGCTGGGCACGGCGACACGCGGGGCGACCAGGAAGTTTCCCCGGCTGGCGCTGATCACGGTTCAAAGGACATCGGTGACGATCCACGACGCCACCGACCCGGCGCTGCCGATGTGGATGGTCTTCACCGCACCCGGATGGGTGGGCGGGACCGCCGCCCGCGAATCGACCTGCGCGGCGGCCCTCGACGCCAAGGTCGTCATCGGACGGGCCATAGACCAGGGCTTCGTGGTGGTCGATTTCGCCCTCGACCGCATGACGAGGCACGCGGGCCTCGACTACATGAGCGGGACGCTGCCAGTCGGCATCGCCGATCGCAACGTCGGTATAACAAACACCATGGTCGGCACCGCCACTAAGATCAGCATCGGGGGGATCAGCGACCTCGCCATTGGGGTAATGCCGTTCGCGCCCCCCGACCCTGTGACCGGCCTGCCGCAGGCTGCTATCGCGGCCGCCATAACAAACAAGCCGGTCAACGTCGTCCTGCCAAATGGCGCGGTTGCGGCGAATACGCAGGCTGTGGTCGAGCAAAATGACTATGTTAGCTTCGGCAACGGCTACCTGATCCACGGCGTCACCAACAGCCCTAACAAGCGTTTGACGTTGATACAAAATTTGTTTTCACCCGGATGGGCTACAACCCACACATTTAACGCATCCTCGATTCCAGCGTCCCTGCTTAACGCGGCGACTGCCAGCAGGCTTCCTGGCCGGGCGTTCGGCACTCGCTTCGCCATCGGCAAGGTCGGGGGGCTTGAAATCTTCGCGCCAGACCTCGTCAGGCAATCCAACGGCATGGTCGCCTACATCACCAAGGACTACGCCACCGGCTGGCTGCCGGGCGACATCCGTTTGGCGCTGGCCGAGAAGGACACGACCAGTCTGGTCGGCGTCGCGGTGGCCGACCGTTCCGGCAAGGCCAACGACCTCACCGTCAATGGCACCGTCACCCGCACGGCGGTCGCCGCCGGGGCGGACCTGACGGCGTATGGCGGGTTCGGCGCGGCCAATTATCTGAGCCGGGCCGCCGCCGCCGATTTCGATTTCGGCGCGGGGGATTTCGCCATCCTGCTGTGGCTTACGGCGGGGGCGGAAGTCGACGCGGTTATTGTTGATCGTGGCTCTGCCGGTGCCGCGGGCTTCCGTTTGCAGCTTGCGAGTGCCGGCGCTGTGGTGCGGTTTGTTGTCAATGACGGCGCCACCACCGCGCAAGTCAACGGCACGGATATCCGCTCGCTGCCGGGCTACAGGATGATCGCCGCTATCAGGCGAGGGGCGCGGATCGAAATGTGGCTGGCCGGCAGACTGGTATCTTCGGCCCCCGCGGCGGCAGTCGGCTCGCTGACCAACGTGCCGTCATCCCTCGTTATCGGTCAAGCCTATGACGGGACGTTGCCATTGTCGGCGGCGGCGAAAATCGCCCTGCCGCGCATCCTCGCCTACGCTCCCAGCCCTGAGCAGATCGCCGGCATATACGCCGACGAGGCGCCGCTGTTCCAGGCGGGGGCGAAATGCCTGCTGGGTGGTACATCCAATCAGGTCGACGCCTTGGCTTACGACCCCGACACCGGCCGCCTGCTGGCCTCGGGTCCGGACGACACCTCGATCTTCCGGGGGCTGACCCGCGTCGGCTATGTCGACGGCGCCGCCGATCCCAACCTGACCAGCGACGACCACAACGCGGTGGCGGCGGCGCGCGGCGGCTATGTGATCGCCTCGGCGGCTGAGGCGGCGGCCAACCTGCCGGCGCTCAATCTGCGCGAGGAGCTGGTCCGCGGCGGCGTCCGGCCACGATCGCCGGTCGCGATCGCCGGCCGCACCGCCGACGCCACGCCGACCGATATCCTCAAGATCCCGCTGGCCGAGGGCAAGACCGTCGTGGTCGAGGTCACGGTGGCGGCCAGGGAGGCGCGCGACACGCCGAGCGAACGCGCCGGCTATGTGCGCCGCGCCGTGGTCCACCGCGATATCGGCGGCAACGTGACCCTAGTCGGTAGCGTAACCGTCACCGACCTGTACGAGACCACGGCCGGCATGGACTGCACCCTGGAAGTCGATACCACGGCGCAGACCGTCGATGTCAACGTCACCGGCGTCGCCGGCAAAACCCTCGGCTGGACGGTCGAGGTCAGGATTACCGAGATGGGAGGCACGTCATGATCCGCGCGTTCGAAATCGCCGGCAGCTATGGCGACGGCGAATATCTGCGCCGCTGGTCGCTGGTCGGGGGGCGCGCCCGCTGCATAGACGACGCCTATGCGGTGGCCGATACCGACCCGGCCGTGCTCGACGCCCAGCGCGCCGTCAATGACGAGGTGCGGCTGCGCCTCGGCATGGTCGAGGACTACGAGGCGGCCCTGGCGCTGGCCGCCGCCGAGGAACCGCCCGCCGAGGTCGATGGCCAGCCCAACCCCGCCTGGGCGGCCTGGGACGCGGCCGCGGCCGCCGTGGCCGCCGCCGATCCCGACACCCTGGCGCTGCATGCCCAGCGCCACGCCGCAGTCTAGGAGACGGCCAGTGCATCGCATCGACCACCCCACCGCCGTCGCCGCGCCGCCGCCGCCGCAACCCGCCGGCGCGCCCGGCTATTACCGGAACGGCAACCCGGCCGCCGGTCAGGCGGCGACCGTCGTGGGTGCCGATCACCTCAATGCGATTCAGGAAGAGATCGCCGGCGTCGTCGAGGCCGGCGGCCTGGTCCTCGACAAAGGCGACAACGGCCAGATGCAGGCCAGCATCGCCACCCAGATCGCCGCCGCCGTCGCCGCCGCCAGCGGCTGGGTGACCGGCGACCTCAAGCCGACCTTCGCGGCCGCAGCCCCCGCCGGCTGGGTGATGGCGGACGACGGCTCGATCGGCGCGGCCGGATCGGGGGCGACCACCCGCGCCCACGCCGACTGCGAGGCCCTCTACGCCCTGCTGTGGTCGAATGTCGCCGACGCCTGGGCGCCGGTGACCGGCGGCCGCGGCGCCTCCTCCGCCGCCGACTGGGCCGCGGGCAAAGCCCTGGCCCTGCCCAAAATGCTCGGCCGCACCTTTGCCGTCGCCGGCGCCGGCGACGGCCTCACCGCCCGCGCCCTCGGTGAGGTGCTGGGGGCCGAGACGCACGTGCTGACGATCGCCGAGATGCCCAGCCACGTGCACCCGCCGCTCGCAGGTACCGCTTTCATGGTCAATACGGTGGGCGTTCTGGCGGGCACTGGTGCCGCCAACATTTCCGGCGCCGCCACCACCGGCGCCGCCGGCGGCGGGCTGGCGCACAGCAACATGCAGCCGAGCGTTTGTCTCAACGTGATGGTCAAGCTGTAATGCCAGCGCCGGCCGGACAATCCGGCCGGGGGACGGGCGGTTACAGCCGCCCGAACCGCCCTATTGGGGCTGCGAGGGTGATTACTGGCCGAGCCATGTTCGAGCACGCCGATTTCGAGCGCCTGGCGGGGCCGTTAAGCGGGCTTCAAGGCCGCTTCAGCTACAGCGTCAGCCGCGACACAGAGAGGCCCGGCGGCGTCGGCGAGGTGATCATCATGGGGCGTTAGATGAGGGCGGGGGCGGCACTATTCTGCTCCAGAATCATGTGTCCGCCACTCCAGGATCATGTGGCGCGCTACACTCGCCTTAATCGCCCCCGTGCCTATCCGCTTAACGCCCAATGGCGGTCGGAATTGGCGAGTTGTCACCATGCTTTGCCCTGTGATGGCGGAAGAGGTGGGATTCGAACCCACGGACGGCTTGCGCCGTCGCTGGTTTTCAAGACCAGTGCCTTAAACCACTCGGCCACTCTTCCATTATCGTTCGGGGCGCAGGTGCTTATGACCCGCTTACGGACGGCTTTCGTTCCCGCGCTTGCTTGTCACAGGCACCCCTGTAACCCCTTGTAACCACATTCCTATTTCTCGGTCCAGCGGCTAGCGGCAGCCAAGCCTCCATTAGCTTTCAAGACAGGTGCCTTAGAACCGCTCGGCCACGCTTCCGTTTCGCCCGCCAAGGGCGGGGTGTCGTTTCGTCGGCATTGATGACGCGGGACGCGCGGGTGGTCAAGCGTCGCGGCGGATGGCGCTCACAAAGTCACCGGCTCGTACGGCACCTGTCCCGGCTTGCCGGCGGCGAAGCGGCACAGCGGGCGGACCCCGGCGCGGTCGATGGCCGGCAGGGCGATGAGGGTGCTGCATACGGTGCCGAAGCCGTCGGAGTGCGTCAGGCACAGCCCGACGTCGAGATCGGCCGGGCCGGGCAGCGGCGGGGTGGCCATCAGGGCTTCCCAGTCGCGCCAGTCGCCGGTCTCGGGGTTGGGCACCGCGGCCTTGGCGAAGCGCGGCAGGAAGGCGGCGATGCGCGGCGCCGTCATGTCGTTGCGGTCGCGGGCGGTGATCATCGANAGCCCGGGGGGCAGGGGAAACACCTCGACGGCGCCGCCCAGNTTNCGCAGCCAGAAGGCGTCGCGGTTGTCGGCCAGCACCAGGTTGAACGGGCGGTAGGCCTCGGCGGCCAGTTGCGACAGAGCCTCGGCGGCGTCGGCGGCGTCGCCGTGGTCGAGGGCTTCCAACGGCAATTCGCCGCGGCTGCGCTTGCCGGCCAGCGGACCCAGCGTGCCCATGCGGTTGAGGACCGCGGCCACCACGCCGTCATCGTTGATGCCCAGCCAGGTGCCGCCGCCCGGCACGTCGAGGCCGGCCACCACGTCGGGGCGGTCGGGCCAGTGGCGGGCCGGCGGTCGCCACGGGCGGTCGGCCATCTCGTCGCGGTTGGCGGCGATCAGCACCGGCCAGGGATGTCCGGGGCGGCGGAGCACGACGACTGTGCACATGCGAAAATATCCGTTCAAACGTTGGGGATGTGCGGCTATAACAACAGCGAGGCACGCGGACGCGCGAACCGCGCCCAGCATACTACATCTGGATCAAATCACACCGGGGTTCGACCTGACATGACCTCCTTCAACGAACGTGAGAAAGC